CATGGTCTCGTTGGTCGGCCAGATCCGCAGCAGCAACCAAACCGTGTACGCCGATCCTGGCCGCGACTACGAATGGCGTTGGGTGCGGGGTCTCGACATCTGCGTCTGGATCGGTGACGAACCGAACTGGGCGCGAACCCTGAAGTCCATTGCGCTGTGCCGTCCGGACTACCTCGCCATCTGGCACCAAGGCCGCGAGTGGGGCGCAAAGGTGTACCTGATTCCAACCGCAGCAGACGTTTCCAAGCCCGTCTGCATGTGGGAGTACGAACTCGATGTTCTCGACTGGCTTGAAACCTGCAACCGAGTATTCGCACGATGAACCTGATCCCTGACAACATCGATTTCAGCGCGTACATGGATGAGCCGGAACAGCACCGCATCATCCCTGCTTCCGCCTTCCTCGACGAGGTGACGGCGCTGTTTTACCCGCCTGCCGACCTGCCCAAGTTCCCCACCATGCTGTGGCAGAAGGCCAAGGACAAGATCGAGTTCCGCCCGGGCGAAGTGTCGCTGTGGGCGGGAGTGAACGGCCACGGCAAGTCCATGTTCCTATCCCAAGTCGGCTTGGACCTGTGCCACCAGGGCGAGCGCGTGATGAACGCCTCGTTCGAGATGACGGCACCTCGCCAAATGCAGCGCATGTGCCGCCAAGCGTACGCCGGGGACCAGCCGTCGATCCCGTTCATGTCCGACCTGCACCGCTGGACCGACAACCGCCTGTGGATCTACGACCACATGGGCGCAATCGACTGGAAGCGCCTGATGGCCGTGCTCCGCTACGCGCAGAAGAACTTCGGCATCACCCAATTCGTGGTCGACAGCCTCATGAAGTGCGTGCGTGGCGAAGACGACTACAACGGCCAGAAGGACTTCGTGAACGACCTGTGCAGCTTCGCCCAGGCTAACCGCGTGCACGTTCACCTCGTGCACCACGTCCGCAAAGGTGAGAGCGAGCACAAAGCACCGGGTAAGTTCGACATTCGCGGCGCCAGCTCGATCACCGATCTGGTTGACAACGTGTTCATCGTCTGGCGTAACAAGCGCGCCAAGGAGCAGGACAACGGTGAGCCTACGTGCGTCGTCGCCTGCGAGAAGCAGCGCCACGGCGAGTGGGAAGGAAAGCTTGGCTTCTGGTTCGACGAGGCTTCGCAGCAGTACCTGGAGCGGATCGACGCCCAGCCCATGCGCTACAACCTGCGGTCATCCAAGCAGCCATGAACCGCGATCCCCTGCCATGCGTCCTGTGCCAGCGATTCCACCGCCAGGCCGAAGCCCCACCAGGCCAAGGCTACTGCGAAGGCTACGAGCGAACGCGGCGCCACGACGACACGAACGAAGCGTGCGTGCTTTGGATCCGGGCCCGGGACGAGGCAGCAAGAAGGAAGTGGGCAGAACGACAAACGAAGGGGCAACAATGAAAATTTTAATCGGATGCGAATACTCGGGGCGCGTGCGCGATGCCTTCGCCAGACTGGGACATACCGCAATCTCCTGTGATCTACGCGCCACCGAAGCGCCGCATGGCTGGCACATCCAGGGCGATCTGCTTGACGTCATCAAGTCTGGAGCCGAGAGCTTCGACATGATGATTGCGCACCCGTACTGCACCTACAACAACCTCGCTGGCATTCGCTGGATGTATCACCCGGACGATACCCACCTGCCGGCCGAAGATCGCCGCCGCCACCCGCGCTATCCGAACCGGATGGACGACTTCCTGAAGGGCGTCGAATTTTTCAACACGCTCAAGAACTGCGACATCCCCAGAATCGTTCTCGAGAACTCCATGCCGCACGGTCTGGCAATGCAGCACATCGGCCGCTACGACCAGGTCGTCCAGCCATGGATGTTCGGCTCACCGTTCACGAAAGCCGCGGCGCTGTGGTTGAAGGGCGTGCCAAAGCTTAAGCCCACCCACGATCGCGCCTTTTACGAAGATCGAGGCATCGAGATCGTCGCCGCCTGCCATCTGATGCCACCTGGGCCAAACCGCGAGCGAGAACGCAGCCGCACCGATCCGGCGATTGCCGAAGCCTTCGCCATGCAATGGGGCGGCGACATCACCAGTCAACTTTTTGCGGAGGCGGCATGACAAAACAGCAATACCAGCTAGAAGCCCTCGCCGGCCTGCAATACGCCCTGCTGATGATGCGACTTGGAGTCAAGTTTAAATAGTGAAGAGTGCTCGACTGCAAATATATAGGAGCTTCGAATGCAACGGAACGTGAAAATTAAGAAAGAAGAATTGACGCAAGATGATTTGAAGGCGCGACTTAACTACGACCCTGATACTGGCGAATTCACTTGGTTGGTGATAAAAGGCAATATAAATAAAGAGGGGCGTGCTGGAACACTCGGCCCCGATGGCTACCTGCAAATCAAAGTTAATTGGAGGAGCTATAAGGCGCATAGGTTGGCATGGTTGTATACACATGGGGAATTTCCAGAACAATACATAGACCACATCAATGGCGATAGGACGGATAACAGAATCTCGAATTTGCGCAAGGCGAGCATGGCGGAAAACCATCAGAACAGGGCGATAAATAAATCGAAGACATCCGGATTTATTGGAGTTATCTTCCGAAAAGACATGAATAAATATCAGGCCCGTATTAAGGTAGATCGTAAGGAAAAATATCTTGGTCTTTACGATACGGCTGAATTGGCTTTCGAAGCATACAAAGAAGCAAAGCGAGTACTTCACAGATTTAACCCTGAGGTGCCATTGAGAGGTCTGAAGGATGCCACCTAACCACTATCCCGCCCGTCCACCGGGCGGCACAACAACGGGAGAGACTGAGACATGAGAATCATGCTTACCGGCGATCACCACGATGAAGAAGTCATTGCGGAGCCATTTGCGATTGCGGGATCGGGAGAGCAATTCGCCGTGCACCGCGCTCTAGATAGCGACCTCGATGCGGGTCAGCCCCTTTGGACGGCAACGCATGTCGAAACCGGATTCGCGATCGCGCGTGGACATTCGATCGACGAGACTATCACGCGTGCACGTATGACATGGCAGTCGAAAACGCCGGAGCAGATTGAGCAGGCCAAATCGACCGCACGTTTGCGCAAGGCGGCGCGCGACGCTGCCGGGGAGATGCAGCCATGACCTTGTCCCGCTCGCCTCTCAAGCGCAAGGCGCCGCTCGGCCAGCGCGGGCCGATCCTCAAGTCTCATGGGATGAAGGGGCGTACGCCAACCGCCGACGAACGCCGGCGCATGGACGCAATCGCTGCAATCGGTTGCATCGCCTGCAAGCACGACGGGATCGACAACCCGCATGTGAGCCTGCACCACATCGACGGTCGTACGAAGCCGGGCGCGCACTTGATGGTCTTGCCACTGTGCGCTCCGCATCACCAGCAGGACGATACCGATCCGCTGCAGCGCCCGAGCGTCCACGGCCGCAAGGCGACGTTCACCGCGCGCTACGGCACGGAGATGGAATTGCTTGCCGAGTGCATGGAACTGATCGGGGATCCGGTATGAGATACGGCGCCAAAATCGACGCAAACCAGCCTGAGATCGTCGCAGCGCTGCGCAAGGCAGGCTGCACCGTCCAACACCTGCACGCGGTCGGCAAGGGCTGTCCTGACCTGCTATGCGCACTTCAGGGCGCCACGTTCCTCATTGAGGTGAAGGACGGCGCCAAGCCGCCCAGCAAGCAGGCTCTTACGCCGGACCAAGCCACGTGGCACGCAGGCTGGGGCGCACCGGTTCACATCGTCAATTCCGTGGCCGGCGCGCTGGCTGTGGTCGAGACATATCGATTGAAGGAGACGCCATGAACTCCCCCGATTTCCCCTACCTCGCCCTAACCATCCTCAGCTTCTTCGCTGGCTTTGCTGCTGCTATCTGGCTCGCCATTGCATATGACCGGGGCGCGAGGGAGATCAAGGAGAAGGACAATACCGAGGAGGCGCCTTGACCGTGTACAACGACATCGACAGCCGCCTCATCAACTGGTCCCGCTGGCTCCTATCCATGGAGCGCAACCGGGGCTCGTGCATCACCGGCATCATCTGCGCCAACATGCGCGAGGCCGCACTCGGCAACGTGTGGAGCGGCCACGACATGCCAGATCCCATCGACATCGACGACGCCCGGCACCTGGAGCGCAACATGCGCAAGTTGCTTAAGCCAGTGCGCGACGTGCTCCGGCATCACTACGTCGAGGGCATGCGTTGGCAGATCATTTGCAGGCACGCCAGGGTACGGGTATCGCGGGAACACTTCGCCGGCGTGCTCAAGGGGGCGCAGGCTGCGATAGAATCGGTGGCTGAAAAGAACGAGGAGGCATGTGTATGAGCGCGAACGGAAACGAGCACGAACCAGCCGTCAAGGCAATCGATGAAATGGCCATGAAGAGCGAGCGTAAGTTGCGCGAGATGCTGGTAGACCTGCATCGTGAATACCAGATGCTCGCCGCACCAATAATTAAGGCACTGGTTGACATTGAGGCGACGAAGCCGCCGCAGCCATTTCTTATGAGAGTGCATGAGGTTGCTGACGTTATAAAACAGCTTGACTCTAAGCAAACTCAGCTGTAAATTCCAAGCAACAAACTAATTTCCGTCATTCCGACGTGTCGATTGCTCCCATGCGGGAGCTTTCGGCCGCCTGAAGAATCCGAAGCCCCGCGATCAGCAGTGATCCGGGGCTTTTGTCGTTTACCTCGTCAGTTGTCTCCGCCCGAAAGGGAACTCAGGCCCGGCCTCACACGCCGGGCCATTTTTTTTGACCGATTGCTATGAGCGATACCACCAAAGCCAAGAAGCCGAGCAAGACCAAGGCGCCGGCCGAGACGCGTTCGCCAGGGCGCCCCAGCAAGTACGAAGAGCAGTTCGCTGACCAAGCGCGCAAGCTTTGTCTGCTTGGGGCAACCGATGATGATCTGGCAAGTTTCTTTGAGGTCAACGTAGACACGATCCACGAGTGGAAGAAGGTGCGCCCGGAATTTTCCGATTCCATAAAAAGGGGTAAGCAGCAAGCCGACGCCAACGTGGCTGATCGCCTCTACCAGCGCGCCATGGGCTATGAGCACGACGATGTGCACGTGTCCAACTACCAAGGCGAAATCACGCTGACACCAATTCGCAAGGTCTACGCACCTGATACCGGGGCGGCAGTGTTCTGGCTGAAGAATCGCCAAAGCAAGCACTGGCGGGAAAAGCAGGAGGTCGAGCACTCCGGAAGCGCGCTCGAATCGCTGCTTGCGGCGGTGAGCGGGACGGCGCTGAAGGTTGTCCCCGATGAATAGCCGGGCCCAGCTACAGGAGATGCTGTCCGACCCGATGTGGCGGCTCAGTAACCTGTACAAGATCATCGTCAAGGGCAACGATGAAGACGAAGGCTTGGTTATGCAGTTCAAGCCAAACCGGGCGCAACGTCGCTTTATCGAGCGTCTGCACCATCGGAACATCATCCTGAAGGCGCGTCAGCTTGGGTTCACCACGCTGATTGCAATCGTCTGGCTGGATCACGCGCTGTTCAACGCGAACACCCGCTGCGGCATCATCGCGCACGATCGCGAGGCCGCGAAGGTGATCTTTCGCGACAAGGTGAAGTTCGCATATGACAACCTGCCGGCTGAGTTGAAGGCAGCAATGCCGCTTGAGGCTGACAACGCTGACGAACTGCTGTTCGCCCACAACAATTCTTCGGTGCGCGTGGCTACATCCATGCGATCGGGCACGATCCACCGGCTGCACATCTCCGAGTTCGGGAAGATCTGCGCGAAGTATCCGGATAAGGCTAAGGAGGTCGTCACCGGCTCGATTCCAGCGGTTCCGCTGAATGGCATTACGGTAATCGAGTCGACGGCCGAGGGCAGTGACGGTGAATTTCATGCGATGACGCAGCGTGCTATCGCGCAGCAGGAGCAAGGGAAGTCGCTTAGCCCGAAAGATTGGCGGTTCCACTTCTTCCCCTGGTGGGGAGAGGAGCATTACCGGATGCCTGAAGGGTCGGCGGTCATCACTGACAAGGATCATGAGTACTTCGCTGAAGTCGAAGCGAAGATGGGCACGACGCTCGACATAGAGCAGCGGAATTGGTACGTGGCGACACGTGACACTGACTTCGCTGGCAATGACGAGATGATGTGGCAGGAGTACCCGAGCACGCCGAAGGAGGCGTTTCAGTCGTCAAGCGAGGGCTGCTACTACAGCAAGCAAATCACAGCGGTGCGCAAATCCGGGCGCCTGCTGCATATCCCTGTGCTGGACGTTCCGGTAAATACGTTTTGGGACATCGGCCGCAGTGATGGCACGGCGATCTGGTTTCATCAGCAGGTCGGCATGGAAGACCGTTTCATCAAATACGAGGAAGCGCACGGCGAGAGCCTGCGTTACTTCATCAAACTGTTGCAGGACACCGGCTACATCTGGAACAAGCACTTCCTGCCGCACGATGCGAGCCACAAGCGGCTGTCGGATACGAATAAGTCGACCAAGGAAATGCTTGAAGACCTGGGACTTAGAAACATCGAGATTGTCCCGGTCATCTCCGACATCAACACCGGGATCAACATCACGCGCGCTGAGTTTGCATCGGCCTACTTCGATGAAGAGGGCTGCAAGCTTGGTTTCTCCCACCTGGAGAACTACAAGAAGCGCTGGAACGAAAAGGATGGCCGCTGGAGCGATGAGCCGCGTAAGGATCACACCAGCGAGGGCGCGGACGCATTTCGCCAATGGGCGCAGGCCAAGGCGCGAGGAATGATCACGCTCGCGGGAACGTGGGATGACGATGAAGACCCGGACTACACCGGCAGATCAACGATTGGCGGCTACTGATGGCATACGAAACTATCGACATGAATGACGAGCAGGACGCGGCGGCAGCGAAACAGCACCCGGCCGACCTGCTGCGCTCGTTCATCGGCCACGCCAACATCGTGCCCATGCTCGAAGATGAAGTTGTGCGAAAGATCGGCATGGAGGTCACGCGCGGCTACGACAACGACCACTCCAGCCGCGGCGACTGGGAACGGTCGATGCAGACGGCCATGGACTTGGCCATGCAAGTGGCGCAGGAGAAGAACTGGCCATGGCCGAAGGCAGCGAACGTCAAGTATCCGCTCATCACCACCGGTGCAATCCAGTTCAGCGCACGCGCCTACCCAGCCATCATTCAAGGTGAGCAGGTCGTCAAGGGCATGGTCATGGGCCCGGATCCGGATGGCACGAAGCAGGAGCGTGCCGACCGCATCGGCCACCACATGTCGTTCCAGCTGCTGGAGCAGATTGAGGACTGGGACGAGGACACCGACAAGCTGTTGCTGCAACTCGCCATCGTGGGCTGTTGCTTCCGCAAGACCTACTTCGATACCACGCTTGGTCGGCCACGCAGTGAGATGGTCACGGCGAAATACGTCGTGTTCGACCACGCCACGCCGTGGAAGGATCTGCGCCGTATCACGCAATGCCTGACGCTCTACAAGAACGATGTGGTCGAGCGTGTGCGCGGCGATGTCTATGTCGACGTAAAGCTTGCCACGCCGGCCGGCACCACGGAAGACGACGACCCGGCCTACGAGTTTCTGGAACAGCACTGCTGGTACGACTTGGACGGCGACGGCTACAAAGAGCCGTATGTCGTCACCGTCGTCAAGGAGACGTCAGAGGTGGCACGCATCGTTGCCCGCTTCGACGAAGAAGGCATCTATCTGAACGCCAAGGGTGAAGTATCGAAGATCGAGCCAGTCAACTACTGGACGAAGTATTCGTTCCTGCCGAATCCGGATGGCGGCTCTTACGATGTCGGGTTGGGTTTGCTGCTGAACCCGATCAACGAAATGATCAACACGCTGCTGAACCAGATGATGGACGCCGGCACGCTGGCGAACACTGGCGGCGGCTTCATCGGAAGCGGCCTGAAGATGAAAAGCGGCGGCGCCAAGTTCGCACCGGGCGAGTTCAAGCCGGTCGATAGCCAGGGCGGCAAGATCGCTGACTCCATCTACCACATGCAGTTCCCAGGCCCGAGCCCGGTTCTGTTCCAGTTGGTGGGCATGCTGATCGAGGCCGGCAAGGACATCTCCAGCGTCAAGGACATCTTGACCGGCGAGCAGCAAGTCAACCAGACAGCGACGACCACGCTGGCCCTCATCGAGCAGGGTCTGAAGGCGTTCACGGCGATCTACAAGCGTGTGCATAGGTCGCTCAAGCAGGAATTCGCTAAGCTATTCCGCCTGAATCGGCTGTACCTACAGCCCGAGGACTACTACCGCTTCGAGGACAAGTCGGAGCCGATCTATCTTGACGACTACCAGGGCGACGGTACCGACGTTGCCCCTGTGAGCGACCCGAACCTCGTTTCGGATGCGCAGGAACTGGCACGTGCCGAGGCGTTGATGCAGTTCAAGGGCGATCCGTTCATTAATCAGGTCGAGCTTCATCGCTGCTTCCTGAAAGCGCTGAAGGTGCCCGACATTGACGCGCTACTGGTCACCGAGCCACCCCCGCCGCCGCAGGATCCGAAGGTGATGGAGGTCCAAGGCAAGCTCGCCGCGATGCAAGTCGAGGTGAACGCCAAGGCCGAGAAGATGATGGCCGAAATCGAGAATTTGCAGGCGAAGAATGCCCAACTCGAAGCCGACGCAACGCTGAAACTGGCACAGGCCGCAGCAGTCGGAGGCGAACAGCAATTCGCGTTCTTCATGGCGAAGGTCCAGCACATGCTGGATACCCATTTAGAGCAGACCAAGGCAGCTTTACAACCGCAGCAACCACAGGGAGAAGGTGATGGCAGCACAGGGAATGAGCGCGGAGGATTACCAGCAGTGGAAGGACCACCCGCTGACGCAGAAGTTCCACCAGTATCTGCGGGACTACCGGCAGACGCTGATGGAGAAATGGGCGCGGGGGGAACTCAACCCGGCCAGCCCGGAGGCGATGATGGCGGTGGCGCGCTGCCAAATGGCTGACGAGATCGCCACGCTGGAAGACGACTCGATCGCCGAGTTCTATCGCAAGGAAGGGGCGCCGGCATGATCAACGAATGGAAATTAGTGCCGGGCTATCCAGAATATTGCATTTCCAAAGATGGATGTGTAAAGCGCATAGTAGGCGGCGCAGGCAAGGTGGCTGGACGTATTCTTAAGCCGCAAAAAACGCCTAAAGGCTATCTTTATGTCGTCCTGTCTCGAAACGGTGAACCCAAGGCTTTTCGCCTCAACAGGCTAGTGCTGCTCGCCTTTGTTGGTGAGCCGCTCCCCGGTATGGAAGCAAGTCATCTGGACGGGAATCGGCTGAATAATGACTTATCCAACCTGAAGTGGGAGTCGACCAAAGATAACAATGCGCGCCGAAAAATTCACATGACATCCGCCGGTGATCGAAATGGCCGATCAAAGCTCAATCCTGCTGCTGTGAAAGAAATCAGGGATAGGTATGCTGCCGGGGGTGAAACCTATACCAAACTCGCGAGCGAATTCGGCGTTTCATTCGGGGCTATTGGTCACATCGTATCAAGGCGCCAGTGGAACCATGTAGGGGGAGGTGCGGCATGAAGAACGGATCTGGGATTTCGCCGGTCGAGTACAAAATCCTGATCCTGCCCGAGCAGGCCGAGGAAACCGATGAGACGCTGAAGCGCGCCAAGGCCGCTGGTCTTGTCCTGGTCGATAAGACCACTGAGCGCGAGAAGATGGCACAGGTGAAGGGCCGTCTAGTCGCTGTTGGCGGCAACGCGTTCGAGGACTGGGCCGGTCAGGTGCCGCAGCCCGGTGACGTCGTGTATTTCGCGAAATATGCGGGATTTGTCATCAAGGGCGACGACGGTCAAGAGTACAGGCTGGCCAACGACAAGGACGTGTCGGCGATCGTCACGCCCTGCTCCACCACCGAATAAGGAAGATTCATGCTCACTCTCAGGAAGTTTTACGTATTGCGTGCACCGGCTGACGGTGACGCGGAACCGGGCGGCGCTGCGGTGGTCGACAACCCGAACGCTGGCGACGACACTGGCGGCAAGGGTGCCGACGAGGCTCAACAGCAGATCGAGGCGCGTGCGCGTGCCATGGGCTGGACCGAAAAAGCCGAATTCAAGGGCGATCCCGCGAAATGGCGCGATGCCGCTGAATTCGTCGAGCGCGGCGAGAACCTGCTGCCGCTGGTGAAGGCGCAGAACAAGCGCTTGGAGCGCGAAGTGGCCGAGCTGAAGCAGACCACGCGCGAACTGGGCGATTACCTGTCCAAGACCGAACAGCGCGCCTATGACCGCGCCCTCGCCGACCTGAAGCAGCAGCGCAAGGAAGCGCTTGCAGCCGGCGACGGTGACGCTTTCGAGAAGGCCGACGAGCAGATCAAGACTGTCGAGCGCGAAGCTTCCGAGAAAGCTGCTAAGCGCGCCGAGAAAAAGGACGACGGCCCCGATCCGGTCTACGCCGAGTGGGAATCGCGTAACTCCTGGCTGAAGGACTCCGAGTTGTCCGAGTATGCCGAGTTTGCGGCCCAAAAGCTGCGCGCCAATGGCGAAAAAGCCACCGGTGCTGAATTCCTCGACATGGTCACGGCCAAGGTGAAGGCGCAATTCCCGGCCAAGTTCACAAACCCGCGCCGTGAAACCGCGCAAGCAGTCGAAGGCTCCGCACCGGCCGCACGTCGTGGCGGCAAGTCGTACGCCGACATGCCTGCCGAGGCCCGCGCCGCCTGCGATCGCATGGCCAAGAACGGCTTCCCGGGCGACGAGAAAGCGCAGGCGCAGTTCAAGGCGCAATTCGTCAAACAACACTTCGAACAGGAATGATCATGAGCCGAGCACCCCGCGAATCCTCCCGTGAAGAATCAGGCAGAAGCACTCGCGTCCCATTGGGCGTGGCACGTTCCAAGCTGACTGTCGCCGGCCGCCCAGGCTACGTCCGCCGCTGGATTAATGACTACGATGGCCGACTGCAGAACGCCCAAGACGGCGGGTATCAGTTCGTGCAGAACGATACCGTCAAGCAGATTGGCGACGCGGACATCGACAACGAAAACCGCGACCTGGGCGCACGCGTGTCCCGCGTGGTCGACAAAACGACCGGCCAGCGCGCGTATCTCATGGAAATCAAGGAAGAGTTCTACCAGGAAGATCAAAGGGCGAAAGTCGCCAAGGTCGAAGAAACCGACCGCCGCATTAAGAAGGGCAAGCTCGAAGAAGTCGAGGGCGCCTATGTCCCGGATCAGGGTCGCGGCATCCAGATCGAGACTCGCGCTCGATAACCAAATTCCCGGCGTTCGCGCCGATCCCTAATCACTCGGGCCGCCATTGAGCGGCCTTTGCTTTTTTGGAGCATCCAATGGCAAATGCTGATACCCCGGCCGGCGCCACGCCGGTCATGCACCGCAACGGAGCCCCGTATAACGGATCGTTCCGCGTGTACGCCCACCCGGCCACCGATGGCACCGCGCTGATGAAAGGCGACTTCGTGAAGTTGGCCGGCACCGGCGAGACCGTGAATGGCCGCATCCTGCAAGACGTGATTCGTGCCGCGACCGGCGATGTGATCGTCGGCGTGGTCGTCGGCGTCAAGCCGGACACGCAAGACAGCCTGCGCTACTGCGCAGCATCCACCCTGCGCGAAATCTACGTCGCCGACGACCCGGATCTGCTGTTCGAGATTCAGGAGGGCAGTTCGGGCACCGCCCTGACCGCCAACGACATCGGTCTGAACATCGAT